GAATTGGAACGGCCCCGTGCTGGGCTGCCACAAGGGCGACAGCGTCGACGGCGGCGGTGGCGCGGGTATCGTTACCGACCTCGCGGTGTTCGATGACTGCTACATCGAAAACTGTGGCACCCTGCTCGACGGCACGGACATGGGCGTTGGGGTGATCTTCAACCGCCTGATTGCCAATCGGCTCGGCGGCAGCGGCAGCGCGCTTGCCAACAAGGCAATGCTGAACGACTGCCACGTCACCTTCGACAATGTTGTGAACGACAACGGGGCTATCGTGGCCAACTCCGGTGGGTGGGTAGCACCGCTTCCCGGCGCCGTGGTTCAGGTGAACGGCGGCACTTCGGTCATCAACGGCCCGGTTGCGCCACTGGTCGCCTACTTCGTCCAGACTTCTGACGCCAGCTGCGGACGGATTGAGTTCAACTACCACCGTTGCGTCGGCCAGGGGAGCATGAGTTTCCTGCGCAACAACGGGACGACGACCGTTGCCTCGGGCACTACCGCCTCCGGCGATGCCGTCGTCATCAACAATTCGGTATTCGAGTATCAGCCCGTTCGCGGCGACGGGCCGGTCACCTATGGGGCCGGTGTAACCAGCGCCAGCGCCAATCGTCCGGTGTTCATCAACGGCAGCCATATCGTGGGCGCCTTCATCGAAGGGGCGGCTGGCTTTACCATCGATGAGCATAGCTTCATCGGCGGCCGCGCCGGGCTGCGGCGCTCCGGCTATCCGGCAAGTCCTGTGGTGACAGAAGAATACTCGTCGTGGTGGAATATCGGCGAGCGGGTCCTGAACGGGTCACAGGTCAGCCAGGGGCAGGCCATTACCTTCACATCGAAGGGTGTTTACGGCCCGCCGACAGGTGCGGACCTCAGCACGCCGAATGCGTTGTGGCCATCCAGCTTCACCTGTCGCGGCGGGTTCATGCAGGGATCGACGGGCAACTGGTACGCCTATGGACTTGGCGGAAAGGTCAAGAAGGGAACTTCCAGCGGCACAGCCGTGACCGACCTGACCACGGGGATTGCCACGGACCTTGTCGGCGGATTCTCGGCCGATGCAACCTACGGCGTTCTGTTCGGCTCTGCGGGTGAGCTTTACAAGCTGACCTACGGCACCGACACGATCGCGGCGATGACCTCGCCGATGGCGGCGTTGGGCACGCCCTGGGCGGCTACGGGGGGCCTGACCGTTTCCGCCGGAACTTGGGTAGTCTGGGGCGCGAATGCCGCCGGAACGGTGGGCGGCATGGCCTACACCACCGACAGCGGCGCTACGTGGACGATCTCCACCTCGGCGACGCAAACGAACATCCGCGCCGGCGTGCTGATGAACAACATCATCGTGCTGGTGGGCGATAACGGGCGGTTCCTGACCGGGGCCACCGCTGCAGGAACCTTCACCCAGCGCGACATGGCGGGCCGGCTCTCGTACTATTCGGCGGCGGCCGACAACAGCACGGCAGTCAAGCAGCTCGTGCTGCTCGGGCGGAACCGGACGGTTAACCCGGTTGTCCCGGCACATACCAAGGTGTCGCGTCGTCAGTCCGTGGTGACCATCGACGCCAGCAACGCCGATCCGTCGACGTGGAGGATTGCCAGCGCTCAACCGGCGCCCTTACCCATGACGATTCAGGTGCTGCTGGAAACCAACGTCTATGACGGGTCTTCGATCAACCAGTGGCAGTTCATCGGGCAAGGCATGGCCATGGCGTCGACCGAGATCTGGGGCGGGTCGGATTACTATCGCTTCAAGGCGCAGAAGGGCGAGCCAAAGGTCAACTTCGACCAGCACCTGACCGGGGATGCCGCATGGCGGGTGGCCGTGTGATTGCCGATGCCGACCCAGACTGGAACCCGATTTCCCAGCCCCTGACGGGCTGGCGATGCTGCGCCAGTATTTCGCGCTGAAATGCCGGTGATAGGCGGAGTTGTGAGGCGCTGGCGGACAAGGCCAGCGCCTCCCTTTCCGGGCGCGCGCCGCGCAATCTCGCTGGGAACGGCGCCGTGACGGCGCCGGAGCGAGGTGCATCATGGCCGCTCTTGGGCCCGTCCGTTTCCTGACAATCCACTGCGCGGCGACCCCGGAAGGTCGCGACAATACCGCCGCGCAGGTCAACCAGTGGGACATCGAGCGCTTCGGCCAGATCAGTTACCACTGGGTGATCGAACTTGACGGCGATGCCGTTCGCGGCCTGCCCGACACGGTCAGGGGCGCCCATGTGAGCAAGGCGAACAGCGGCAACATCGGCATCTGCTATGTCGGCGGCACCACGTCGCTCAATTCGGGCGGGAAGCCCAAGGACACGCGCACCACGGCGCAGAAGATCGCGTTGCGCACCCTGATCCGCACTTACCAGGCGCGCCATCCGGACATCATCGTGCGCGGGCATCGCGATTGGCCAGGCGTGACGAAGGCCTGCCCCAGCTTCGACGTTGCGGAATGGCTGGCCGACGGGATGCCGGCATGAAGGGCTGGCTGGAAAATCCGGGCCGGGTCCTTCTGGGCTGCCTTGTGCTGGCGCTGCTGGTTTTTGCGGCATGGTTGTGGCTGGCGGGCGCGCTGGGCAGCGGCGTGAGGGCCAAGGCAGAGGCCCGGCTGCAAACGGGGCAGCTGGGCGCGGCTGCCGCCAGCGCCGACGATGCCGTCAACACCCTTGCATCGGAGGCCGCAAGCGAAGCGGCGATCGATGCGATTACCCTGGAGAACGACCGTGCGATCCGTTCCGTCCCCGGCGCTGCTGCGCCTGTCGATCCTGCTGCCCATGCTGCTGGCCTGTACGGCCTGTGTCGGCGCGCCGCCTATCTTCACGACCGCCGCTGCCTGCAGTTCACTCCTGCCCGATAGCTGGCGGGAGGGCGTCCCGGCCGCGCCGCTGCCTGCGGGCGAGACGGTGGGCGACTGGATCGCGTTCGGCGATGCGCAGACCGGTCAGCTGGACAAGGCCAACGGGCGCACGCTGGACGCCATCGGGATCGTCGGGCGGTGCGAGGCGCGGGACCGCGATGCGGTGGCGAAGGCCAAGCGGCGCAAACTGCTGGGGATCTTCTAGAGCCGGGCAGCGGCCTGGGCGGACATGGCCGTAGAGGCGTCCAGCGGGCTCAACAGGCTGTCGCGCAGGACGATGCCGCTGTCGGGGCTGTCCACGCCGTGCTGGATCCGCAGCCGGTCCTCGTAGGCGATGATATCGCCCTCCCGGTCGTAGTGATCGACGCTGAAGATGGCGAGCACCTGGTCCGTTTCCAGATCGACCAGATATAGGTAGCGGATCGGGAGGGACTTCATCCGCGGGGCAACCAGCTGCTGGCCATGACGATCGCCAGCGCAGCGGCGGCGAACATGGCAATCACACCGATGGATTGGCGCTGGGGACCCGTCATCGCCACCCGTAACACCCTGAAAGCGAACAGGTTCCCGCGTCAGCCTTCAAGCGCATCCATGACGGCCTGCAGGATATCCTCGCGATCTTCTGGGCCGAAGCCGAGCAGGACGCGGACGGGGAACTTGGCCCGGATTTCCTTGCCGTCCGGAGTGCGGCCGACATGGTCAACCAGGCCGAACTGGTGGGCGCGGGCGGTGCGGGCGATATTCGCGCTGTTGTAGCCCACTTCCACCCCGTCGGGGCTCGCCTTGATCGAGATCGAACGGGCGAGGCGCAGCTTGGGGAACATGCGCCCGGACTTTGCCGCCTTCGCTTCACGATCCCGCAGCCGCACCCGTTTTTTGCGCGGTTGCATCTTCGTGCCGTCAGGCTGGACGTTGGCGGCGATGCGCTTCGCGTTGGCGCGGCGCAGGACCTGGCCGACCTTGCGCGCAAGCGCGGTGCGGCGGGCCGGGGACAGGGCGGCGAGGTGGGATTCCAGCCATGGTTCGAGCAGCTGGAGATCATCGGCCACGATCAGGCTTCCGGCGCGAGAGGTACGATCATTTCGCCGGCCCGCCAGATCTGGCGCAGCAGGCCGCCGGCGGGTTCATCGTCGGGGAACAGCGGCGCGGGTTCGGCGGGGTGTTCGAGGTTCCATCCGCCGCCTTCGCGGTCCGTTACCAGCACGGCCTCGGACAGGGGCAGGGCGAACTGCACGTCGAAGGTGCTGCTGTCGAGGATATCGGCCTCGAAGGCATAGCCGCTGCCTTGCTGGAGCAGTTCGGGCGCGTTGATGCGGCACCATTCGTTGATGACGATGGCAAGGCCGGAGGGGTCGGCGGTCCAGTCCGCCAGCAGGACGGTAAGGCTGTATTCCCAGGCGAAGTGCCGCGCATCGGCATTGATCGCGCGGATCTTGCCGGTTTCGATCCACAGGCGCAGCCGGTCAGGATCCCGGGCGAGATCGGGGAACCACTGGACAAGGTGCGCGCGGAGGCTGTCGGCCTTTTGCATCAACGGGTCCTGTCGGTCGGCCGTGCGGGGTGGTGGCGCAGCCATTCAAGCCGGCAATGGTGCCACACGGCCAGCCCCAGCGCGGGCAGCGCCACAACCCCGCTGACGATGGAGGCGATGATCACGAAATCAGGCATTTCCCTCTCCGGAGGCAGGCGCCATCCCGATGCGTTTGCGGAACAGCCAGGCAGCGCCGTCAAGCAGTAGCGGGAAGCCGATGAAGCCTTGGGCGATGGCGATCAGCACCCCGGCCACGGGGTTGAGGTGGTAGAACGAAACCAGCACCACCGACAGGGTGGCAAAGCTGGGCAGGGCGGATAGTTCCCCAATCGCCAGCCAACGGCGGCGGCGCGCCCAATGCGCGGCCATGGCCGGTTCTTCGGGTGGATCGCCGGCCGAGCTGTAAAGCTTCATGCCCAGGCGCGCGACCACGACCATGGTGGAGGCGAACAGCGAGGCCGCCCACCAGAAGAAGAAGTCGCGCCAGTCATGGATTTCGGTCGGCATCAGCAGTCAGTCCCACAAGTTCACGGTTTCGCGCGGGCGGGCGGCTGCCTGCGGCGGATCGGGCAGGACCACGAGGGTTCCTTCGGTGAGCAGCGGACCGGCATCGGCAAGCCCGCGATTGAGTTCGTAGGCCTGCTCGACAACCTCGGTCGTGGTGCCGAGTTCGCGCCAGCAGATCAGGTCCAGCGTGTCGCCCTGGCGCGCGGTGGCGGTGCCGGTCATTGCAGATCGACCCCGGGATCGTAGCCCATCCAGACCGGGCCAGCGGTCGGCGTGATGTCCCACGGCGGGCTGGCCGGATCGGCGGCGGCGCAGGGCCAGCAGGAGGTGAGGCCCACGGCGCGGCGGGGTCCTCGATCCGGTCGTCGCAGATCTGGCAAAGGTCGGCGTCTTCGCGAGCGGGGAAGGAC